TCTTTATCAAAGCTATTTATATCAAATGTATTTTCCATATTGTACTCCTTTAAGTAATGGATTTATAAATACTTGCAATATAATCTTGCAAGTGGTTAAGGTCATCAGTATTATTACTGACGATTCCTAAAGCTTGGATTCCACTTAGTATTAAAGCTAAGCTGTAATCTTTTGCCTGAGAAACTGTTTTAAATTCTAAAGTCTCGTTATTTGAAAAGGTTATTAAAATCATATTTATCTCCTATTATGGTTTGCAGAGATTATTAGATTTTAGAGTTGCAAATGCTTGAGTTTTACGCAGTAAAAGTTTTATAGATTATCGAGTCTTCGAGATAATGTGTAAACATTTGTCACTTTAAAATCTTTATAATATCGTAAACCAGCTTAGATAGGAGATGACATATGAATTTTCATAGGCTTTTCACGAGACATTAGAATTGTTTCTCAACAAAAGTTACCTTTAATACTAAGTAAGCTTTAGGAAACCAGTAATGATACATTAACCACAAAAGATTATCAAGTATTTATATCCATTACAACAATGTACAATATGGAAATACTTTGAGTGCTTTGATAAAGACAGACAAGCCCTCTGCAGAGAGTGTCAAGCAGTACAAAGTTTGCTAACTAGATAAGATGAATTGCACTGAGAAAGCAACATGAAAGGCTTCAAGACGCTAAAGCCTATTGAGTTTTAAAGTTACTCAGAAGCCTTCAAGGTAAAGACAAAAGATTATCTATGCTTTATATCTACTGAATAGCATGAGGAACTCCGAAGCCTTTCAAGTGAGAGAGTAACCACAAAGGTCTAAAGTTATACAATCTTAAATCTATTAAGGGGGAGGCAGGAGACCATACCCTCTACCCTATATATCTATAGCGTGGTTATACATTTTCAAGGAAAGTGGTCATTAACCAGAACTAGTTAACGCCCCGACACTAAAACTCTAGAATCTTTAAAGACTTTAAAGTATTTATTTCGCCCCTAATATATTCCTCTCTATTAGAGAGCTAATTGTTTGATGAGGGTGTTGTGGGTATATGTTGACCCGGGAGGGACACTACGTTTAGTATAACAACGCATTACACTTTTGTCAAGGCTTTCATAAAAAAACTTTAAAGCTTGACAAGTTCTAAATGGATGTGTATACTAGATTCATGGCTATATTACCAAGTGTAGATAAAACAACAACTAAAAGAGAACTAACGGATAAGCAGAAGTCTTTCCTAGAGCATCTAGTGAATACTAGTGGTGATGCTAAGAAAGCAGCAGAACTTGCAGGTTACTCTTCACATTATCATCATGTTGTAAAGACTTTAAAGTCTGAGATACTAGAACTCACTCAAGAGATACTAGCAAACTCAGCTCCTAAAGCAGCTTTCAAACTTGTAGAGATAATGGAATCTAAGAAACCTATAGTACAAGCAGCTAATAAACTTACTGCTGCACAGACGTTATTAGATAGAGTTGGTGTTAGTAGAGTAGATAAAGTAGATATAAATCATAACATGGCTAGTGGAGGTATCTTTCTGATGCCCGATAAAGCCCCAGTAGTTATAGATGCAGAGGATGCTGACTATGATAGTCTCAAAGACTATGACTAGACTTTGGATAACAGAACATGTTAATGAAGATGGAGCTGCAATAGGTCCATACATCAAAGCTGATACAATCGCACAGGCTAATAGAATAGCAATACAATATGGGTTGTTAGTGTTAGGAGAAATACAAGAACTCCAACACGATGACTCTCAACAAAAGAGGACAGTACACTAATGCCAAAAGAAAAAGATAGTAGATTAAAAAGAGCAGGAGTCTCAGGGTTTAATAAACCTAAAAGAACTCCGGGTCACAAAACTAAGTCACACATAGTTGTGGCTAAAGAAGGTGATAAGATTAAGACTATACGTTTTGGTCAGAAGGGTGCTAGTACTGCTGGTAAACCTAAAGCAGGTGAGTCAGCTAGAATGAAAGCTAAGAGAAAGTCTTTTAAAGCAAGACACGGTAAGAACATTGCCAAAGGCAAAATGTCAGCAGCCTACTGGGCTGATAAGGTTAAGTGGTAGTATGCCACAACTAGGAAGCAACGAAAAGCCTGTCCTTATGTCTAGTAAGAAGAATAAGGGTAGAGTTTATGGTCCGTCATGGCACGGAGGTAAAGGAGCTGCACCTAGAGTTAATGTGCATTCAAAACAGTATAGAGATAACTGGGATGCAATATTCGGAAATAAAGGAGAAAAAGATGCCAACAAAGAAGAAGAGTAAGTCAACTGTGAATAGTGCTGGTAATTATACCAAGCCAACTATGCGTAAGAGGCTTTTCAACAGTATCAAAGCCGGTACTAAAGGTGGTAAAGCCGGTCAATGGTCTGCTCGAAAAGCCCAGCTCTTAGCAAAACAATATAAAGCCAAGGGTGGAGGCTATAAATAAAATGAAAAGGATTAAAGAATTTATGATAAAGATGATGGACAGACTAAATAAAGTCTATGCAAAACTATTTAAGAAATGTTTAACAACAAAGAAAAATGTCAAGTCTAAAAAAGTCACAAAGAAGTCTTAGAGCTTGGACCAAACAAAAGTGGCGTACTAAGAGTGGGAAGAAGTCGGCAGAAACAGGGGAAAGGTATCTCCCAGAGAAAGCTATTAAGGCACTATCTTCTAAAGAGTATGCTGAATCAACTAGAAAAAAACGAGAAGATACTAAAAAAGGAAAGCAGCACAGTAAGCAACCAAAGAAAACTGCAAGAAAAACAAGAGCTTACAGAAAAGTAAAATGAAAGAAGGCTATATAACAAGAGCTTCATCAACTATACCTTTTGGATATGAGATGGATGAAGACACTGATTCTTTTCTTAAACCTATAGAAGAAGAACTAAAGGTATTAAAAGAAGTATCTGAAGCAGTCTTTCATGGAGAGATTAGTCTAGGTATTGGAGTAGATTGGTTAGAGGCAGAGACAGGAAGGAAGATGTCTAGACCCGGATTGAAAAAACACGTAGATAAAGTATATGGAAGATAATTCAAATAAGTACTTGACAAACCCAGATGGGAGTTATATACTAAAGAAAGACGGTACACCAAGGCTTAGACCCGGTAGACCAAAGAATTCAGAGCTTTCTGGAATTAAGTTAGCTTTACAAGCAAAGAATAAACTTAATAAGAAAAGTAAGAAAGTTAAAAAGCTAACAAGAAGTTTAGCTAGAGTCAAGAAAGAACTTGACCAAGAAGAGAAAGTTTTAACATCTAATGTTTTAACAGAATCAGATACCAAAGAGTTACCTGATGCTATACAACAACATTTAGATACGACTGGTTCTCATGTGGCTTTTATGCCAAACGAAGGACCACAGACAGACTTTCTAGCTGCAGGTGAGAAAGATGTTCTTTACGGTGGTGCAGCAGGTGGTGGTAAAAGTTTTGCAATGTTAATAGACCCGTTGCGATACTGCCACATAACAGAGCATAGAGCTTTGATACTTAGAAGGTCTATGCCAGAACTAAGAGAACTTATAGATAAGTCTCGAGAGCTTTATCCGATAGCCTTTAAAGGTGCTAAGTTTAAAGAAGTAGAAAAGTTATGGCAGTTCCCAAGTGGAGCAAAGATTGAGTTTGGGTTCTTGGAACGAGATGCAGATGTTTATCGTTATCAAGGACAAGCGTACAGTTGGATAGGGTTTGATGAGATAACTCATTTACCTACAGAGTTTGGTTGGAACTACTTAGCATCACGTCTAAGAACTACTAACCCAGCTATAAAGACTTATCTAAGATGTACAGCTAACCCGGGTGGTGTTGGTGCTTCTTGGGTTAAGAAGAGATACGTAGAACCTTCAGAACAGAATACAAGCTTTGAAGGTAAAGACGGACTCACAAGAAAGTTTATACCAGCATTGTTACAGGATAATCCTCACCTTGCTGAAGACGGTGAATACGAAAGGATGCTTAAATCCTTACCAGCCATACAACGTAAACAGTTGTTGGAAGGTAACTGGGATATAAATGAAGGAGCAGCCTTTGCAGAGTTTGAACCTCCGGTTCACGTCATACCACCTTTCGAGTTACCGAGTTGGTGGGAAAGAGTTAAAGCAGTGGACTACGGTTACGCTGCAGAAAGTTGCTGTCTTTGGGCTGCTATCGACCCTGAAGATAAGACCATTATTATATATAGAGAATTATACAAAAAAGGTCTGACAGGAGAAGCACTCGGAGACACCATTACAGAGATGGAAA